GATCGGCGCGACCGCGCAGTCACACCCCGGGTGGATCGGCATCAGCTGTGCCGTGCGGTACCGCTGCGTGGACGCCACCACGCACAGCCCGCACGACCGGTCCCCCACCAACACCCGCTTGTACCCGACCACGCGGCCCACACCGCCCAGCACGTCCCGCGCGGTGTACGTCTTGGCCAGCTGCAGGTCGGTCGCGGCGATCTGCGTCAGCCGCCGCTCCGCGTCCCCCATCGCCTGAGTGAACGTCCTACCCTCGCCGAGGCTGGTATACAGCGTCTTGTACGGCCGCGCGTACACCACCTCGGGGTCCACGCCGCGCAGCCGCGACACCGTCGGCGCCTGCACACCCACCGGCCGCACACGACCGCCGAGCATGTCACCCAGCAGCAGCACCAGGAACGACTCGGTGAGGCTGGCCATCTGCCGCTGCGCACCCAGCACCCGCGGCACCGCCGCCTCGACGAAGCGCGGCTGGTCGGCGTCGCGCCACGACCCCATCCCACGCCACAGCGTCAGCAGCGTCTGCAGCAGCACGGCCCGCATCTCCCGGGCCTGCCGCGCGTACACCTCGACGAGGGCGCGCTGCTCACGCGCCGGCATCGACCCCGCCCGGCGCCGTCGCCGCGGCCTGCGCGTCCGGCTGCGCCTGCGTCGCCAGCTGCAGCGCGGCCGCCGCGGCGAGCTGGTCTGCCGCCGACTCGGACACGATCCGCTGCACCATCTGCGGCGACTCGCCCGACTTCTCGGCGATGACGGCCAGCGGGTAGCCGATGCTCTTGTACTTGGTGGCCATGTCCGCCACCACGCTCGGGTTGAACTGCCGCGGGTCCCGCCAACGCACCTCGGCCGCCGAAAAGTCCCGGTCGACACCCGCGACCAGCGCGGCCTCGGCGTTCACGTCCTCCCACGACTCGCCGAAGTTCAGCGCGTGCTCCTCGACCTTCGCCACGTGCAGCAGGTCCAACGCCAGCACCGTGTCCGCACCGATGTTCACCAGGTCCCCGGCGTAGTAGTACGCGGGCGTGCGGGACACCACCAGCAGGTCCCGGATGTCCAGCTCGTGCGCCTTGAGATAGTCCAGCAACTGCGTCTGGGAGAACTCCCCGAACTGCGTGTTCTCACCCTCGGACGCCCACAGCCCGGCCGGGTCCGGCACGAACGGCTGCTCGATCGTCTCCAAGCCCGTCTCAGGGTCGACACGCCGCTTGAACTTGTGACCCTTGACCCACTTCTGCCGGAACGCCGAGTACCGCTCGGCGGTCATCCGGTTCAGCACACCCAGGTTGATGCGGTCCTGGATGTCGATGACACCACCGAACTCCGGCTGCGGATCCTCGTCCAGCCCAGGCCGGCACGAGAACGGCACCACGGGAACACCCAGGTTGTGCTCGATGTCCTCGGAGATCGTCCAGGCGCCCGGCCCCCACGGCAGCGGCCCCGGCCCACGCCGCTCCGTCACGTACTTGATCACCCGGCCGGGCAGCCACACATTCGCCCGCGCGACCCCCGCAACATCGTCATACCACGCCTTCAGTGCCGCACGACGCTCCCGAGTCGCCGGGTCATGCTCAACGATCACCTCGGACGGGTGCTCCACCGTGATCAGCGGGCGACGCCGGTCGGCCGGGTGCGGGCCGACGATGACATACGACTCCGACAGCGACAACGCCGTCCGATACACCAGGATCTGCCGCGCATCCAACCGGTTGAGCTGCCACCACCGGTTCGCGTCGTCGTCCGGGCGGCCCTGCGAGTCGGTGATGCCCAGAACGCGCAGACGGTCGACAGAGGCGTCGACCACCATCTCCATGAAATTGGTGCGGGCCTTCTTCTGGAAATCCCGGTAGGCGTCGGTGGCCTTTTTCGGACCCTGCGGCAGCGGGTGGTCACCGCGGTAATAGTCCCGCCACACGCGCAGCTTGCCCTGCCGGGCCCGCAGCCGACGCCCCAGGCGCAGCAGCCACCAGTCCGGAGAGTCCGGCGTCTCGTGCTCGGTCAGCACGGCCCCTCCCCTCCGGTCAGAACGTCCACCCGCCCATCTCGGCGTCCTCGGTGAGAACACCCTTGGCCAGCGCGTCGGTACGCGCCTCCCACGCCAGGATCGCCGCGACCGCCGCGTCAATCTTCCGCGAGCTGTCCGGGTGCTCCTTGGCGATCTGGATCCCGGACCGGCCCGCGCGGCGGCGGGCGTTGAGCACGTGCCGGGTCAGCGCATACGACCCGGCGTGGGTCATCTCCCGGTCCACCACCGCGTTGTGCAGCCGCTCGGTGGCCCGCACGATCTGCAGCGACCGGCCACCCGTCATCCACCACGACATCGGATGGTCACGGCTGGCCTTGACCTTCAACCGGTCGGCGTACGCCGCCTCCCACGCCGCGACGTGTGACTCCCACTTGGCGGGGTCGGCGTACATGCCCACCACGTTCCACCGGTCGAACGCGGCCTCCACCGCGGCGAGCACCTCGGCGACCGGGACCTCCCAGTCCTGCCCGGCCGGGCCGTCCGGCTGCTCCCACACCCCGACCTCGAACAGGTGCCCGTCGGAGACACGGCAGCCGATCAGCGCGGTCGCGTCCGTGACCCCGCGGGCCCGCCGGCGA